TATGGGGAGGAGTTTGTTAATTGGATACGTGATTTTATCCTTGAACAATCCCACGATGGGATGCTTAATAGTATTGAGTTTTATGTGGATGATGCTATCAAGAGCTATAATGAATATATGCGTAATCTGGGCTCTAATAATCGTAATCCTATGAATATTAGGAAAATGAAGCAAGGTTTTAAAAAATTAGCTAGTCTTGATGGACACCAATTTAAGGATAAAAGAGTTTCTAAATATAAGAAACATAAAATTTGGATTAATCTTAATCCTAAAAGTATTAAAGATAAAACTATTGATGATTTTCTGGAGGTTGAATGAAACTTAGGGATTATCAAATTGACCTTGTAGATAAGGCTTTTGATATTGTTTCTAAACATTCTTTTGTTTACCTTGCTCTTGAGGTACGTGTCGGGAAAACTATTATTTCTCTTTCTGTTGCTGATAGACTTAAAGCTAAGAATGTTTTGTTTATTACAAAAAAGAAAGCTATTTCTAGTATTCTTAAAGATTTTAATAATGCTGGATTTAATTATAATTTGGTGGTTATTAATTATGAAAGTGTTCATAAAGTTGATGGCTCTTTCGATGTTGTTATTGTGGATGAGGCTCATTCTTTGGGGGCGTTTCCTAAGCCTTCACAACGGACTAAGAATATTTCTAATGTGATTGGGAACGCTTTTGTGCTTTTCCTTTCTGGTACTCCTACTCCTGAGAGTTATTCACAGTTCTATCACCAATTTTTTATTTTAGGTAGACGTTCTCCTTTTTCTCAATTTAGGAATTTCTACCGCTGGGCTGATGTGTTTGTTAAAAAGGAAATTATCCAACTCAACGGGCGGTCTATTACTAAATATAATAATGCTAATTTCAAACTTATTGAGCCTTATGTTAAGCCTTATATTCTTACCTTTACTCAAAAACAAGCTGGTTTTGCTTCTGAAGTGTCTGAAAACATTCTATTTGTTAAACAAGATGATTTTATTGCTTACTTGTTGAGAAATCTCAAAAAAAATAATTATATTTGTATAAATCATAATGGTAAGACTTATGAGGTTTCTTGTGATAGCCCAACTACTAAAATGAGTAAGTATCACCAAATCTGTAGTGGGACGGTTATTACTGATGATGGTTCTTATTTGGTGCTTTCTTATGCTAAGGCTCTTAAAATTAAAGAAACTTTTGCTGGGGCTAAAATTGCTATTTTCTATGTGTACCAAGCTGAATTTAATGCTATTGCTGATGTGTTCGGTTATGATAATATTACTTCTGATCCTATGGTATTTAATAGCCGTGATGATAAAATTTTTGTTTCGCAAGTTAAAGCTGGAGCTAACGGGATTAATATTTCTTCTGCTGATTATTTGTTGTTCTATAATATCAATTTCTCTGCTGAAACTTATTGGCAAGCTCGGGCTAGAATTCAAAATATTGATAGAGTGGAAAGTAAAGTTGTTTGGGTATTCTCTACTGATGGCTTTGAACAAGAAATTTATAATACTGTTCTGGATAAAAAAACTTTTACTACTAAACATTTTAGGGCTTTTAATGTTAGAGAAAATTTTACAAAAGAAAATTTTGAATTATTTAAAAGCTGAAAATATTTATGCTGTTAAGGTTGTTGCCGCTAATAAGGCTGGCGTTCCTGATATCTTGGCGTGTATCGATGGTAAGTTCGTTGCTCTTGAGGTTAAGGCTAATTCTAAACTCTCTATCCTACAAGCTAATAATCTCAAGGCTATCGAACTTGCTGGAGGGCTGGCGGCTGTGGTTAAATCCGTTGATGATGTGATGTCTATTGTGAAACAATGTAGGAGGTAATATGCCAAAACCTTTGGAGATTACTAAGGAGGATATCGAAAATTATATCCGTGCTAATCCCGGGTCTACTTTGAAAAGTATAGCTAAAGCGTTCAATATGGGAATGACTTCTGCTAAAAAATATGTTGAGAAATTCGGGCTTAGAGATCTTTTCGAAATGAATAAGACGTTTAGGAATAGTACTGGGATGAACCTTCTTATTAAGAAAGATCACCTTATAAGTGTGATTAATAGTTATCAATATTGTACTAAAACTATGGTGGCTAAACATTATGGGGTGAATATTAAGACTATTCTTAGCTATCTTGATAAATATGGGCTGAATGATTTGATGGAGCAAAAACGTGAAGAAATTATTGATTTTGCTGAAAGTCAACTAATTAAGAAAATTTCTGATGGCGACACTACTGCTATTATTTTCTTTTTGAAAACTATTGGTAGGAATAGAGGCTATTCTGAAAAGGCTAACAACCAACTGGCTGAGAATATGCTTATTATTAATAACGACTTGAGGTCACATAATGCCGACAATTCTGAACATATCTGATGTAGTTGGCAAGGGTTACGATGTGTTTTGGAACACAAAAAAACGTTATAGGATTGTTATTGGCGGGAGAGCTTCTAAAAAGTCTACTACAACGACTCTGTGGTACATTGTGCATATGATGCAATTTAAGGAGGCTAATACTCTTGTCGTTAGACGTTATTATTCTACTCATAAGGATAGTACTTTTGCCCAGCTTAAGTGGACTATTAGACGGCTCGGTGTTGAACACCTTTGGATGGCTAAACTTTCTCCTTTGGAATTGATTTATATGCCAACTGGGCAAAAAATTATTTTTAGAGGCTTGGATGATCCGCTTTCGCTTACTTCTCTTACTGTCGAACAAGGCGTGCTTTGCTGGGTCTGGTTCGAGGAGTTGTTCCAAGTTGAAAAGGAGGAGGATTTTAATACTGTCGATTTGTCTATTCGTGGTCAAGTCAAGCCTCCTTTGTTTAAACAAATTACTGGGACACTTAATCCTTACCACGAAAAACACTGGGTGAAAAAACGGTTCTTCGATAATCCTAATGATAATGTGTTTACCGCTGTTACTAATTATACTTGTAATGAGTTCTTGGATGAGGCGGATATTAAAGTGTTCGAAACTATGAAGATTGAAAATCCTGCAAGGTATAGAGTTGAAGGATTAGGCGAGTGGGGGCTGTCTTATGGTAATGTGTTTGAGAAATGGTATATTGAAGATTTCAGTGTTGAGGATGTAATAGCTAAATATCCTAATGCAAAAGCTGTGTTTGGGCTCGATTTCGGTTATGTTACTGATCCAACTGCTTTTGTTGCGGCTTTGGTTGATACTTCTACTAAAAATATTTGGATTTTTGATGAACATTACCAAAAAGGGATGACTAATGAAATGATTTACCAAATGATTGCAAGGAAAAACTTCACTAAAGAACGTATTATAGCTGATAGTGCTGAAGCTAAATCTATTGACCATTTGCGATGGCTCGGGCTATCAAGAATTACTAAAAGTCAAAAAGGACGGGGGAGTGTTATGACTGGGATTAATTATCTTAGAGAGTTTAATATTTATGTAAGACCTACACTGACTAATACAATATTAGAACTATCAAACTATTCCCTTAAAGATGGCAAACCTATTGATGAGTTTAACCATATCATCGATGCTCTAAGGTATGCTGTCGAAGGGTTAGCAAATAATTCAAAAACTAAAGCAATAATTTTATGAGGTATATTATGAAAGCTAAAATTATTAAATCTGCCACTCCTGATGTTCCTAGTGCTACGCCTGTCTTTGCTGGCAATATTTTGCCAAGTGTTGATTTTAAGCTGTTAGCCGCCGCTTCTAAAAAGAATGGCTATCATATGGCTTGTATTGCTACTAAGATTTATCTTAGCGCTCCTTCTTTTAATCTTGTCGGGGATGAGAATGCTGACAATATTAAGAAGGCACTGGAACAACAACATTACCAACTTTTCCAAGCTACGTTTCTTAATACTCTGCAACGGATTATTCAAGATTACGTGATTTTTGGGAATGCTTTCTTCGGGATTATACGGGCTAAGAATAAAAAGGTTCTTAGTATTTTCCATATTCCTGCTATTATGTGCTCTTTAGAAAGTAAAGATAATATGTTGATACTTAAACAACAATTCATTGGTAAAAATCAAACTTATTATCCGTTTAATAGTGAAGAGGGACTGAAAGGGTTAGAGTATATCCATGTCAAGGGTTACGATGTTGAAAATCCCTACTATGGCACACCTGATTATGTCGGTGCTATCCCTGCAATTTCTTTGGATGAGAGTTCTAAACAATACAATATTGCTAATTTTAATAATAACGGGATACCTGCCGCTGTTATTAGCCACTATGGTGGGGATTTAGATAATGCAACTAAAGACGATATTAAAGACTTCTTCAACAATGAGTTCAAAGGAATTGAAAATCAAGGT